AAGCCATAGCCATATGACTTGGCATGTTACCAACGTCAATTTTGAATAATCTACGTTCAGGGGCACGTTGCACACGATATATTAATACAGCATCCTCAAGCAATTCTTTCTGCTTATAGACTTTAAAGATGTTCTCTAATATACTTTGTCCAAAAGGCCAAAAACGATCTAATCCTTCGGTCAAGCTAAGATGAACTATATGTTTCGCGTCAATAGCGGCTTCGCTTTGACCTAATGTAAAGCGGCTACCAGATGTATTATACGGCATTGCTGGAACTGTATATGGTGTATTAGTTCCGCCACCTGTACCACCTAAACCAGTTGCAGGATTGGCAGCAAAGTCAGTATTAGTTTTCTGTGCTACTGACAAATTCTGTAGATTGATGTTTAAATCTTTTAATACGTATTGTTCGGGTTTTTTTCCTTCGCTTTCATTTACAATAACTTTGATAACTTTGACCATGTCGACCCAATATAATTTAAAATTTTCTGGGTCGCGCACAAATACTTGATCACCATATTTTATAACGTTACGGAATATTTTGAATATTCTATTATCAAATTCATTTAACTTACACCATTGTTGTAATTGTTGTTTTAATATATCAACTTCGTGTGGTGTAGGTTCATCTTTGTATTGAAAGCTAAAAGGGGTTTTATTGTGTTCGTTTTTCTGTGTGCTAAACTCACTAATAATGTCTAAGCAAGCATTGATTTCAGCATCAACATCCATCATTTCGTACTGATTATAACGTTCGATCCTGTTTGGATGTCCTGTATAAACTTCTGGTAATCTGGACATATAATTTTTATATCCAAAATTATCGTTATTCCAATTTCCATTAGCGTTGCCATTCATTCCGGCATTGCTGTTCCAAGCACCGCTATTGCTATTAGCGCCACTTATAGGACTTGAAAATCCCGATTTGTTTAAAAATTTTCTTTTATAGGGCATTGTTTATATACAGGTTATAAAGTATTTAGTGCTATGCCTGACTATATTTCAATATCTTGTCTTGTATATCATTACTTTGGTCAAGCTTATTGATCATATTATCTAATTTACTTGCTAATGTTTCCATCATAACTTTATTAACTTCAAGTATTTCTTTACTGTATTCAGGTGCAGAAGATGTTACTTTTTCTGTTATAGTTCTCATTTCTGCTTGTACTTGTGCTTGACTTTTTTTACCTAATTCAGCTAAAACACTATTCGGATCTAATGGGACTATGATTTCATTGCCGTGTAATGTAGCCGGATACCCTGTTTTCGGTCCCATCGCTATTCCACCATCTCTCGCCTGTATAGTTGCATTTTCAACCATATCGACGATTTTAGGTCCTCTACTTGCTACTTGCTTATACCATAAACTATTTTCTAATCCTCTGGCTGCACCAAACGTGTCCCCTTCTTCAATTTTCTTACTAGTGTTAGTGAATTTTTTAGGCCAACCAGGACCCATGTTGAATGTCAAGTCTATAAACGCAGCTTTACCTATGCTATCATATTTGTTAAATCCGGGAACGTTTGACTCTGCTTGTTTTTTATGTTTTTGATAATCGTTTTCAAATAATGCCATCACTTCTTCGTTACTAAATTCACGATTCCATGAAGGAGGTAATGTTTTACCATCACCTATCAAGTGCCCTATACCTACAGTCCATAATCCTAAACTATCCCTATATGGTCTGTTACGCACACCTTCGTGCTGTATGATCATTTTTTTGATGTCTTCTTCAGACATCTGACCACCTCGACCCTTACGCCCGCCGGCTAATCCAGAAGGTGGTTTATCATCTCCTGATTTACCTGCAGGAGTAGCATCTGCGCTGTCCCCTGCACTTGAGCCAAATCCAAGTGCTCCGGTAAAAGCGTCAACTGCACCCATGATTCCTCCGCGCTTAGGTTCAGAAGGTGTCGATGTTGATGTGCTGCTGTATGATGACGAACTGCTTGACGAAGAGGTAGTTTTTGTCATTCCTGCAGGTGAAGCTACTGATACGCTATCTCCTGCAGTATCCATTTTTTCTAGCGCAGAAGTAAATGGTTTTACTAGTGTTTCTACTTGTTCTGCTAATGTTTCTACTTCTTTGCTTACATCAAAAGCCTTTTTATAAAGAACATTCTTTTTGCCTTCATCATCTGTATCGCTAGCCTTGAGGGCTAATTCAACTAATTTTTTATTTAATTTTATAAGTTCTTCGTTTTTCTCGTCAACTTTTTTAATATCAACTTGTTTTGCTGCATCCGTCATTTTCACCCATTCTTCAAACTGTCTAGGTGTAAGTGCTTCTGCTTCTGCTCTTATTTTTTTATCGCCCCTTGCGTAATCTTGTGAATCTCTTACCGTATTTTTTACTAAAGTAGGAATTATATTTGTTAGTTCCGGTAATAATTTTCCAAACGGAACCATGAATTCTTTTACTAACTTTTGCTCAAGTTGTTTCTTTGTATTTTCAGCATCGGTTACATCTCCAGGACCTGAAATTAATTCTGGGCCTTCTTCACCTACTAGGGCAAATTTGCCTGCAGGTATAGGTCCACCTGCTGCACGTTGTCCTGCATAACCACTATCAGTTCCTGAAGCTTGATCTCTTGATCCGCTAGCTGGTTGCGCTGCAGGTGCTTTGCCCCAATTTGCAGGAGGATTGGCTAATATGCTATTGACTTTATCTCTATATGGATGCGGTACATCATTGATCGTGCATACATTAGTGAATACGCTATAAGCCCAGTTTGCTGCTTCACGTTCATCAATGGCAGGAGTTATCGCGGCAGTAGTATCAGTTGTTGTACCATCTTTACCTTTATTGGCTACAAATTCCGCATTCTTTTTCAGGATATCATCTTTTTCTTTTTTAGCGCTTTCTATCTCTGCTAGTATAGCTTCTCGTTTCTTTTCGTCTTTTTCTTTTGTGAGTTGTTGATTTAATCTTTGAATTTTTACCGAAGCTTCTGCTTCAGTAGCCATATTCAATTTATCAAGCGCTACTTTTCTTTCTTCTTCTGTCGCGTCATCTTTGAGGTTCATTAAGGCTTTTTGTTTGTCTAGATTTGCAATCTCTTCACGCAATCTTTGATTTTTAGCCAATAGCATTGCCTTTTCTTCTGGATCTTTTGCTGCTCTAAACTGGGCTACAACTTCTTGATTTTCTAGCCATAACTCCTGACGCTGTATATTGATAAGTTTCTTTTGATAGAACTTTCTTTCTTCCTCACTGAGTTTTTGATCTTGTAACTGGCTTTCTAGTGCATACTTTTCTCTTGCAAGATTTGATTTCTTAGTTTCATCTTCTGCTTTTTGTTGCGTAGCTTTAATTTCTGGATTTTGGTTGTCATCACGTTTAGCCAATTGGCTACCTATAAATTCACCAGCTTTACTACCTAACCATCCACCTACTATAGTACCCAATGGTCCTGCAATAGCTGTACCTATAGCAGCCCCTGCTGCTCCACCTATTGCAACTCCAGCACCTGAATATCTAGCTTCTTGTTTCTTTTCTTTAGCTTCTGCTGCAGTTATCTCACCTGCTGCTAATTGACGATCAGCCTCTCTTGAACCTGAATATGCTTGATATATTCCAGTACCGACCGCTACTACACCAGCCGCAGCACCTGTAGCAACTTTTCCAGCAGCACTCATTCCTGCGCCAGGTAATCTTTCTAACAATGACTTAAATGTATTAGTTAAGCCACCTGCTATACTTTTTAATACCCTACCAAAATTACCTAATTGACCAGTTACTCCGCCTAATACGTCTTTTAATTTACCTATTGCAGAGGCAGCAGCCAATCCGGTCAATGCTATGGTAGCTACACCTACAGCAGCAATTAACATTTTTAGTTTAGCATCCATTTGATCGAATCCGGTCAATAATGGATTCATGCTTGCAACTAATTCATCAAGTTTTAGTTTGGCTGCAATTTCTGCTTCAGTTAATTTGTTTCTTGCTACTTGTGCCGGATCTCTATCAGCTTTACCTTTAGCATCAGCAATGGCTTGTTCGCGTACTTGTGCTTCTTTTCCTCTAGTCTTAGCTAGATATTCAAGCATCTCATTTGATATGCCAAATGCTTTTCTAGTATCTTCACTGAACATTGCAGCATAACCAACTTGGCGCAATGCTGCGTCACCTGCCTTGTTCAATGAATTCATGAAATCTGTGCTTACATCTTCACCTTTCTTGATACGCGCAGCGAATTGTTCGATAGGCACACCTATACGTTTCAATGCCGCTACTTCTTCAGTGATAGCACCCGTTGCTAAGAATTTGGCAAGACCTTTTCTTAGCATTGGATCACCGACTTCATTTTCTACACGTTGTAATAATTTGTCTCTAGCTTCTTTTTCTCTTGTAAGTTGTGCTGCGCGGTCAGCGTCTGCTTTGCTGCCGGTATTTTTTAATCTTAATATTTCTTGGTCAAGTAAATTGTTTTGTATCTTAGTCTCGATCTCAGCCATTGCCAATTCATTTTTCTTTTTGACTGATTCAATATCTTGACCTGTCAATGCAGCTAATGTCAATAAATTATCAACATAGGCTAATGAACTTTTTTGTAAATCTCTGTTAGATTTTGTTATCTGCTGACCACTTGTCTGCTGTAATTTAATATAATCGGCTTGTGCTTGGGTCAGCTCTTCTTGGCTCACGCCAAGACGTTGATACTGCATTCTTGTTTCTTTTCCGACTGCAGCGATTTCACTGAATGACTTAGCACCCTGTGCTGCTGTGCCGCCTAAGTTAATGAGGCTCGCGCCCATGCTTTGTATCGGCTTGACTAACTTATCTAATTGGTCGCTAGCATATCCTGCTCTTGCGCCCATCTTACGTACTTCTTCTGCTGTGAATTGACCAGCAGTGCCCATCTTACTCAAATCATCGGTGGCTTTTAATACATTATCTGCTTGTTTAGCAAACGCGCCGGCGAGCATAGTGCCGCCTTTTATTATACGACCTAATATAGCACCTAATGGACCAAATGCTTTACCTAGATTAAATGCAGCGTCACCGGCATCGCGCATCGCTCCACTATATTTGGCAAAACCCCTCTCGCCTGATATCAATGCATCAGTGAAACCTAGTACTGCTTGTTTGGCTTGTCCATATGATTGAGTGAGTTTAGCTCGTACAGCAGCTTCTTCTTCCATTGCCTCTTCTAAGGCCTTTTCTGCTTGAGTCAGTTCATTAGCAGCACCTTTAACTTTGTTCAGTGCTTGCTCAGTTTCCCCGATAGCTTTTCCAGATTTAGTAAGATTATTAGCAAATGTTGATAACGATGAATTTAAGGAACCCATGGTTTCTACCATGAGCCTCATGTTATCATTAAGTAACGCGATTTGATCTGGATCTAGATCAGCCATTATTTTATGCCTATTTTCCTACCTATAAATACAATACTATTTATTGCCCATAAAAGTATGTATAAAATGAGGTACTTTGGATATGCATAACAATCCGCTAAAACAATATTTTCGTCGCCCCGCAGTTTATTTAAGACTACCAAGTGGTGGTAAAGGATATCCCGAAGGAGCATTAGACATTCCAGAAACCGGAGAACTACCGGTTTATCCAATGACTGCGATAGATGAGATAACTACGAAAACTCCCGACGCTTTATATAACGGGGTAGCTATAGTAGAACTTATTAAAAGCTGTGTGCCGAATATCAAAGATCCATGGTATGTCACTAGCGAAGACCTAGATAGCGTATTAGTTGCTATTAAAGCAGCTAGCGGTGGTAACGATTTTGAGATAACAAGCACTTGTCCTAACTGCAGCAACGAATCTACATATGGGATCAACCTTACCGGTATATTAGCAGAATTGAAAGCACCAGATTATACACAATTACTTGATTTAGGAGATTTAAAAGTTAAATTTAGACCTCTGAATTATAAAGAAATTAATGATACTAGTTTAGCACAATTTGAAGTTGAAAAGATGTTTAGAAATATCGAAAATGCTAAAGACGACATGGAAAGAAATCAGTTAGGTGAGGTAGCACTTAAAGGCATAACTGATTTAACTATGGATGTATTGACTAAAGCAGTAGAATACATAGAAACACCAGAAGGAATTGTCGGCGAAAAAGAATATATTTTAGATTTTTTAAGAAACTGCGATAAAAATTTATATATGAAAGTACGTGATTATAACGTAGAATTACGCGCAAAGACAGAGATGAAACCATTAGACATTAAATGCACAGAATGTGGCAATGAATACAAGCAAAAATTTACGTTGAACACATCCGATTTTTTCGCATGATGCTTCTTAATCTTGGCCCTGAAGGGGTTAAGAAGCTTATCGACCAATACGAAAAAGAAGTCAATCAAATCAAAAAAAGCGCATTACAACTATCTTGGTATCTTCGCGGGGGTGCCTCCTATGTGGATATATTAAACATGAGTACCCAAGAAAGAATTGCCATAAATGAGATAGTAGAAAATAATTTGGATACGACTAAAAAGACACAGATGCCGTTCTTTTAAAGTTGTCCTGCGGACAACTACTTCGTTCGCTATCGCTCACTCAGTATTTTTATTATATGGATTTGAGATTACTTGCCGCTTTGAAGCCATGGTAGTGCTATCACAGCACTACCAAACTGTGGACTTGCCTGCCCATCAGCCATATCGTTTGTTCCCGTATAACTACCCTGTTGTGATGTTATACGCTACCGGTTATACTGTAAAGTTTATGGACTGTAGTTGTAGATTCTCATCTACTATAACGCATGTTACATATCCGCAAAACGAAATAAGATATGTACTCATTGAGGGTTCGCAAACCTGTCGATTGCCCTCTCGGTATACGGCATTAAAATGCCTTTACTCCAGATCCGCAGGTGACTAGCGAACTAGACTTGCTCAAGGAGGATAGGGCTACCCCTATCAAACTAATTGTTGGTATTAATAAGTGTGTTAAGTTCGACAGTGTTTGACTTTGTGTCTATAGAGCCTGAGCAATATGCTTTTAATAAGTCCTTATTTAATTTAAAAAAATGTTCAAATTCAATTATTATCCAATCTTTATGTTTTTCGCTTGTGTAATATAAAAATTGGTCTGTAACCCAAGTTAGTGATGTCTGTACGCAAACAAATCTACCTTTCCTATTAAACTTCATAAAAAGAATATTTAAATCACCTGTTTCGCTAACGTCCATCATCTGATCTATCCAACCATCTAATACCTTGCAATGTCCTGTCAATACCAAATGAAATGGAAAATCAGCATAGCTCTTACATTCAGCATTCATTTTACTAAAGCTTTGACCGGGTACAATATCACCCTTAAAGCTACGAATTTGACCCTCATGTAAAATTTGAGTTCTTGCTTTGTTTTTACCACCTACATACGCACCTGAACCGGGCGCACGTATAAAGCTTTCTTTATATGTTTCCGAAAGAAAATTTGCTATTTCTCTTTCAAAACTATTACCTTTTTGTTTCTGTGGATTAGGCATGAACTATTTTATCTTAGATACCATAGCCGAAAAAATTTATGTGAAATCATGTGATGTGCTATAAGTCGTAAAACCATTTTCTTTTACAACCTTAAGTACGCTAGGCACACGCCCCGCCAACTCTTCCCTATGACTGACTAGCCATACAGATTTGCTGCGATTTCTAGACATGTCTTTTAAAATCGACATGCTATTTTCAACACCCATAGTGTCCATACCACTATCAATTAATTCGTCAATGAATAGTGTATTGATAGGATAGTATAAACTTTCCCACACATCACGGAAAGCAAAACTCAAGCCCAATATCAAACGATTGCGCTCACCGCGACTTAGATTATCGAAATCAAGCTCGCGCCCGTACTCAGTTATCTCAACAGATAGATCGTTTAAAAATATTACTTGATGAGGTAATCCGATTCTATCAAGGTAGTGTGTGAGCCTTGCGTTGAGATAACTGAGATTTTGATCGATA